AAATTAACATCAAAGGGTAATATTCTAAAAGTTGATGGTGGTGGTAAATCATTAGATAAAATAGGTAAAGATATTTACAATAATTATTATGTAAAAAAAGTAATGCATGAAGATAAGACATTAAAGGATATTGTCAAAAGAGAGAAAGAAAGTATGTACTCTGGAAGTAATACTAGTAAATCTATTAGGACAATGACCAAAGATATTAAGAGAGAAAAATCTGATGACGTTATCATTGTTCATCTTTCTGATGATGGTGATAGTGTGATGCGTATGGAGAAAGATGATCCTAAGTTAAAATCACTATTGAAAAAAGGTTGGGAATACATAAAATGAAAACTTATAAAACATTCTTAAAAGAATCTACTTACTTTGACATAGGTAATGTTGACAAGTGGGTTGTTCCCCTTTCCACTAAAGTCAATGCACCTGTTATGTGGGTTGCGAAGTCTGTTCTCGGTGGTGAAGAAAATGTTACAATTATGATTAAGATGTCTTTGGACGAGAAACATAATTGGAAGAATGGTATATTCCAGAATTCCAGATTTGCTCATATTCGTATTGATCGTGATGGTTCAATGGAAATGTTTGCACATAAGAGATCAATAGGAAAAGGTATGCGTAAGACCAAAGTTAGAGATGTAAAACAAGCTATTAAAAAGATTAATGATTGGATTTTCAAAGTTGGTGGTGCAGATTATGATGATGATTCTATTAGTAAGAAAACAACTAAAGCGGACGTTTACTAATGCATAAAATAACAAGAAAATTAGTTGAGGGTGCTAAAACCAACGAGTATATTGTTTGGGGTGTTCCTAAAGGACAGAAGATGGAAATGATTATGTTCACAAAAGCAAAGAACTTCAATCAAGCTAAAAAGGTGGTTGATATTCTTGAAAAGGAACATGGTGTTACAAAACTCCGAATACAAGTTTTAGATTTAAGTCAACAACTTTCAATAAACGATTTTAAGAAAGCAATAAGATGAAAAAGTACAGTCAATTCATAAAAGAAGCAAAACCTTCTTACAAAATTTATTGTGATCTTGATGGAGTTCTTGTAGATTTCATGGGTGGTGTGCAGAAAAAACTACGACTTTCTAGAGAACCATATCAAGATGAAATTAATGAGTTTCTTTCCACACTTGAAGGTTCAAGTCATAAATGGTGGAGTAGTTTAGATTGGGCAGATGGTGGTAAGAAGCTTTGGGATACTCTAAAAGATTTGAATACAGAAATTTTATCTGCGTGTCCTCAGAAATGTACTATTCAACCTAATGTTGTTAAAGGTAAAAAGATGTGGGTTAGTAAGAATTTGAAATTATCTAAGGGTGTTAATGTAACAACTCGCAAAGGTAAGTTGAAGTTCGTTGGTGATAACCATATTCTTATTGATGACTTTATCAAGAATGTAAATGCATGGAAAGCTGCTGGTGGAATTGGTATTCATCATAGAACACCACAAGCAACTGTAAAAGAACTTATAAGTATTTTAAGAGGATAATCATGTTAACTTATAGACAACTAAAAGAAGATTTATGGGATGATATTCAAAAGAATATTGCAAAGAAGGGTGAGGTCTATGAATTGGTTGCAAATCAAATTATGATTTCTAAGTGGTCAGGTATTAGTAAAAAAGTCGCACCATATCTTAAAGTATTAAAGATGGGAAATAAAGTTTACATGATGAAATGGGATATAAAGAAAAAAGAAATTCCAAATAAATCTATAATGGAAAGTGTGGATTTAAAAGTTTGGAAAAATATAGTATCTAATAAAGCAGTTAAAAAGGTATGATTACATATCGGAAATTCATAAGTGAAGGAAAAGGAGATATTGCGGTATTTTCTTTTGGGAGAATGAATCCCCCTACTATCGGACACGCAAAACTTGTTCAGAAGGTTATGCAAGTTGCGAAGAAAGAAAAAGGTACTCCTATGATATTTCCATCAAAGACCGAAGATAAAAAGAAAAACCCTTTATCATTTAAGACTAAGGTGAAAGTATTAAAAGATGTATTTGGGAACATTATAAATACTAATGCATCAATAAAGACACCCTTTGATGTATTAGAATTCTTAAATGATGGTAAGTATGAAAAGATTGTTTTCGTAGTGGGAAGTGATCGGGTTAACGAATTCAAAAGAGGTATGTCGAAGTTTGTTGATAGTGATCTCGACAATGTAAAGGATTTTTCAGTTGTCTCAGCGGGTGATCGTGATCCAGATGCTGAGGGTGTTGCTGGTATGTCTGGTTCAAAAATGCGAGACTTTGTTATTAAGGACAGGTTTGGTAAATTCAAAGAAGGACTTATGACGAAGAATGCTAGACTTGCAAAAGCCGTTTTCAATGAAATCGGTAAAAAACTAAAAATAAAAAAGGAGAACTATAATGCATCCACATATCCATAAACTAATTTGGTTCATGGCTGGCTGGGCAGTTGCTGGTTGGTTGTATCACTAAACAAAAACTAAAAAGGAGTTTTAAAAATGGAATCATTATTCACGGCATGGGGTGAGAGCCAATCTTGGTGGGGAACTTTATGTTCGATCATTGTTATTGCTAATGCAGTTACATTAGCAGTTAAAGATCAGTATGCAGAAAAGCTACCTATTATCGGTAAGATTTGGCCTGTTATGAACTGGCTCGCTCTTAATATTCATAACAATAAAAACGCCAAATAAGCAGAAGAAGTACGTTTAACTATTTTTAATTTTCAGGCCTTAAGTTGGCCAAGGAGACTAAATGTTCGATCAAATGATGGGTTGGATTCGTAAGTTAACAGACGCTGGTATGGGTCTAATTGCACTTGCAGTTGTTATGCAAGTAATTTTTGGCAAGTCAGTTCCATTTATCGGTGGTGATGTAATTGGAAATATTACACACATTATCGGTGCATTAGGTGGACAAGGACTAGTTGGACTAGCGGCTGTTGGTGTGATCTACGCTATCTTTCAACGACACTAAGTTAGACGGTACAATCGGGGGATTTTATATCCCCCATGTACTTTTTTGAAAGGATAACATTATGAAAGGAACTATCGGTGGACTTCATGGTAGAGTTGGTCAAGTCTTACATGAAGGTAATGTCTATAATTTCCATATAAACAATGTACAAGGTGGTATTCATAATGGGAAAGAAATAGATTTTGAACTTGATGAAAATGGAAATGTTAAAATCATTTTTGGTGATGGTAAACCAAAAAAGAAATCACTAAAAAGGGTTAAGAAGGAAACACTCAATATAGACACGAAACAATTATTAACAGAGGAGAAATAAAATGGGTTCTTGGGGAGCTACAACTACAGACGAAAGTAAACCTAAGTATTTAACAGATGCAGAAAAAAAAGACTGTTATGCAACCGATAGAGGTTGGACAGTTCCTGCTGGTGGTAATGGTCGAGCTGGTGCAGATCGTGAAACACTAGTTGCAATTAAAGGTTTATCTGGTGCAACACGATTAGTAGAAGCAAGTATTAGTTCATCTAGTCTGGTATCAACAACATTGGGTGCAGCCGCAGGTGGTGATTTTACCGCAGAGGTTGTCTTTAATGAATTGGTAACAGTAACAGGTACACCACAAGTTACGGTAACAAGTACAGGTGCAAACCATACTCTTGACTATGCAAGTGGTACTGGATCAAACCGTATATTGTTCACATCTACAATCGCTGGTGGTGCGGCCGCAGAGAATGATGTTCTTACATTAGGTGCAAACGCAGTTGCGTTGAATGGTGGAGCTATTAACGATACTGGTTCTGGAAATGCAGCTGTAATTACACATGGTGCTGGTACAGGTAGTGTAACAGTTGGAGCATAATGCTTCGAATAATTTGTTTATTATGTTTTTTATTGGTTAGTGGTGTAAACGCAAACGCACAGGAATTTAAAAAGGAATTTGAAGAACCTACCATTGATAAAATGGTAGAGTGGATTCCAGAGGAAGTTCCTCGTACAGTATCGTTTTATTTTGATACTGACGGCGATGGTTTGTCTGATCTAATCGTTGCATACCATTTAATTGAATCTTATGCGTGTAAGGAACTTTGTTCAATCGAATTGCGAGAATTCAATGACCATTGGATTCTTGTTTCTTCAATAGGTCATAATCCACAGAGTTATTTTATTATAAAGAAATGGTCTTTATGGAAACACACAAAGAAAGAAGATTGGAGAAGTGTAGAAAAATCATCCGACTTTGTTTATAAGTATAAGACACATGATGAATGGTATGAGAAAGAGTTTTTAAAAAAGAGGTTTTTAAAAGATCATTAATACGTTTTATATTATGAGGTAAACATGAAGTTTAATGAATTGACAAATGGGAATTATATGATGTATGCATTATTGCATTACGATAATCCCCATTGTAAAGATATAAAAGAATTCTTTGAAGATATAAAACGTATTCATTATATTAATAGATTACTTAAAAGGTACAAATATGAGAATGTACTAAAAGAAAGAATTGTACTTAATCATCTAATTATTTTTTACAATGTTTTTACGGAAGAAGCTGCAACTAGGATTTTGTTCTTTAGAATAAATCCAGAATATCATTCTGCCCTAAAAACATTTTTAGTTTATATTAATAAAATGCCCGATGATGAACTTGATATACCTCTAGACGAAAATATAATTAATATTTTAAGGGATATAAAATAATGTCATCATTACAAGAATCTGTTGTAGATACATATTTGGTTTATAAGATTATTACGATCCTAACAGATAATTGGGATGAACAAGAAGCATTTAAACTTGGGATTATAGATGCAAAGGGTAAGGTTCTTATAAAGTCAAGAGATTTAAAAACAAAAAAGGAAAAAGATGCATATACTATTTTACACCGTTTTGTTTTTAATCTAAAAAGATTGATTGAGAAAATACCAGGCGGTAAAACAAAGATTGCATCATACGCAGCTGCTGCAGTTCTACTCTTAAAAGAGGAAGAAGAAAAGAATGACCAATGATGTGAAAGATTATTTTGTGATTCCCTCGAATGGTGCAATTAATTGCCCAGGCGCTACAGAATCACAACATAAAGCTATTGAATGTGATGCACCAATCTTTACTACTGCCGATCCTACCTTCATGGATGAGAGAAATCAGTCTCAAAAGTCTGACGATCCTTACTTGAAGGGTATACATCCAGCGAGTTCAATGGAAATTACAAATCATTGGACAACACCGATTGCGGAAATGGAAATAGAGATTGGTGAACAATTAAGAAAACAACTCATTCAAGTAATTGCGAATGATGGTTCTAATATTTTTGTTTATCTTGAGAATGATCCTAATGCAAATGCAATTAGAGAGTTTGAAAAAATATCAAATAAATTAATCAGGGATTACATTACACAAGGGTATAATGTTCCTGATACAGAAAATCTTAATATAGAAGCAAGGTCATTTGGTAATTTACAATCTCATGGTGCGAGAACATATCCACACTATCATCATGGTTTTGATGGAGTGTTAATTTATTATTTAACTGCTGGGAATGAGTATGAATTGAATTCAGATGGATGGCCTGAGGATTTACCAAACAGGAAAGAAATTGAAAAGTCTGGTAATATACATTATAATCCTAGACCAGGCTTTGATTTTGCAAATGGACAAGTTCTTGATGGTTCTGGAAATTTAATACTTTGTGATCCTAGACCAGCAATTAATTATCCTTACTGTAATAAAGCTGTTGCGTGGAGTCCTGTAACTGGAACTTTGTTGATGCATCCTGCTTGTATTTGGCATGAGTCTAATACTTTTACAGGAGAGGGAGTAAGAGTATCAATCGTTATTAACTATAGGGTATTAACACACACCAATCAAGAAACTGTTAAACCCCTTGCGACTATCTATGACAATGAAGATAACTAATAACTGGTCAACACCGATTGGTAAGATGCAGTTAAATATTCCCGAAGATTTAAAAAGAAAACTTATACAAATAATTGTAAAAGATGTAACTGATTTTTTTGTTTATGATAAGAACGATCCAAAAGCTGCATTTTTAAAAGAATACGAATCAATGGTAAATGAGTTGATTCGGTATTACTTAACTAATGCATATCATATTACAAATGCAAAAGATTTAAATATAGAAGGTAATGCATTTGGAAATCATCAAGTTCATGGTGGAAGAAGTTATCCACACTATCATCATGGTTTTGATGGTGTATTGGTTCATTATTTAACTGCTGGTGAAGAATATGTTTTAGGTGAAGATGACTGGCCTGAACCAATACAAGAGAAAGATAAGATTCATAAAGATACAAGTAGAGAAGTTAGACAAGGTTATTATGGAGTTGATGGTGCAAAAGCAAGATTGCATGATAAGGTACATGATCTAAATAAAGGTGAGACAATGGAAGAAAAATTTCCACTTCAAGGTTCGGGGAGATTGATACTTTCAGACCCTAGACCTTCTGTTAATTTTCCTACTGATGAAAAGAATCTTGTAATTCAACCGAAGTCTGGAATGGTTTTATGTCATCCGTCTTATTTGTGGCATGAATCAAATACATTCTTAGGTAATGGAATAAGAGTTGCGATTGTTACTAATTATAGAGTATTAACCCAATTAATTCAACCAGGCCAAGAAGGATATATAAATGAAAAATAAATACGAAGATGTCCCGACTAATTCTACTGGGCCTGCAGTTGTTGGAACTGGTGATGACAAGACTACTTGGAAAAAGAAAAAGAAAAAGAAATCTAAAGTTTTAAAAAGATTAAAAGGAACTTATGAAGTTGGTAGGATGCCCGATCCTGAGTTAGTGTTAAAGAAAGAAGATCGTAATTATAGAAAAGAGTATGATAATTATCATTCAAAACCTGAGCAACGTGTAAGGAACGCTGCTCGATTGAGAGCGAGGAGACTAATGGTGAAAAAAGGTAAAGTGAAAAAGAATGACAAGATGGATGTACATCACAAAGACAATGATCCACTAAACAACGATTCAAAGAATCTTTCAGTAACAACACAAAGATATAATCGAAAAGAACCACGATTGCGTGAGGAAGGTGAGGTTGCAACACCTACTCCTACTCCCGATTCAACCTTTGCACAAATGCCAGTATTTAAGGTTAGTCCTGATGATTTTGCAAAGTGTAAGAATGTTAAGAAAAGATATGAGAGATGGAATAAACATATTGATACTGAATCAGATTATGGTAAAAAGATTCATGCATACGCAAAAAAGAATCCTAAGAAATCTATCATAGTTCAAGATGATAAATCTGGACACATGGTATATTTGAAAAAATATTCACAAGTAGAAAAATAGGAGATGATTAAACTCATGTTAAGTCTAATCGGAAATGCACTAGGTCTTGGATTAAAGATTATGGATAAGATGGAAAAGAATAATGACAAACCATCTTTTGAGGAATTCAAAGGTAGAAAAAAAGAGATGGATAAATCTCTTGCAGATGAAGATGTTAATGGTATTGACTCAATGTTTGAATATCTTGCAGAACGAGCACGTGCAGGGAAAACAGGTAAAAAAGGATGAGAGAGTATATTGTAGTTGTTAAACAGGGTGTTGATTTAACAACTGTTGATTCCGAACTTGCATCCGACTCAGGTACAATTCCAAGAGTTGTGGAGTGTTGTGATCCTTGTGAACATGATACTCGAATGACTCATTGGATGTTGACGGATGAAGAAGCTCAAACATTACGTCAGGATGATAGAATCTTAGGTGTAGAAATACCTTTCGATCAAGATGATACTGCAATAGTAGTTGAAGATGCAAGACAGATCAATCATACATATACAAAACATAATGACCCTAATCTTGGTATAAACTGGGCGTTAAGGAGATGTTCTGAAAAGACTGATACTCTTTTCAATGGAGTTTATAATACTGGTGGTGTCTATCATTATGCACTAGATGGAACTGGTGTTGATATTGTTATCATGGATAGTGGAATTCAAGCAGATCATCCACAGTTCTTTGATGCAAACGGTGTTAGTAGAGTTAAACAAATAGATTGGTATGCGGCTTCTGGTGGTAATATTACTGGTACAATGCCTGCAAATTTCTATACTGATACAAGTAGTCATGGAACTTTTTGTGCTGGTATAGCTGCAAGTTTAGATTATGGTTGGGCTAAAAATGCAGATATATATATTATGACCATGAGTGATTTTAATGCGAATGGTATTTCACCGAATTCAGAAGGATTCGATTTAATACGACATTGGCATAATAATAAAGGTACTGGTAGACCAACTGTTGTTAATATGAGTTTTAGTTATAGATGGAATTTTATGACTACAACTACTGGTGATAGTGGTAAACATTGGAACGTAACTAATAATTCATGGGATGAGTGGACTTTTGGTGATGTTAATTATACTACTGCCGGCGAGGTTAGACATAATTCAGATTTATATGAATTTTCAAAACCAGGCCGTAGGTTTGCGAGTACGGATGCAAAGATAGATCAAATGATTGATGCTGGTATTCATGTTTGTATTGCAGCTAATAATTCATATTGTTTACAGTTTAAAGATACTGCGGAAACAAATCATAATTATAATGATTGGTTTAAAAGAAGTGGTTTTAATTTCGATCAAGAATGTCATTACCATAGAGGTTCGAGTCCAAGAACAACCGATAATGGTGCAGAAATAGTTGTAGGTAGTGTTGGAACGACTTACGAAAATGATTTAGAAATGAGTGCGTTATCGTCAGGTTGTGGTGAAGGTGTTGATATTTGGGCGCCAGGAGAACATATCACATCTACAGTTATAACTACTGGTGCGCCTGGTAGTTATAATGCGATAATAGATTATAGAAGTTCCGCACCTCTTAGTACCGCATTTAAACAAGGTAATAATTCGGGAACAAGTTTTGCATCACCACAAGTTGTTGGATTATCTGCATTGTATTTGCAACTGTTTCCTAATCTTACACCTTTACAGTTAAAGAATAAAATTATACATGATGCACAGGATGGACAATTATATGATGATGTAAATTACTTGCAATCAACTGGTCAATACGATTGGTCTTTTGCGATTAATGATACTAAACCTTTGTATGGTTCACCGAATAAGTTTCTTTATAACAAATATCATGGAGATATTGTCGCAAAAATGGGGGGATAAAATGAAGAACATAATGTTGGGATTTTGTTTGATTATCTTAATTGGTTGTCAAACTAGTAACGCATATGTAAAACCAACAATTAGGATAGTTGGTGAAGCACAAATGAAGAAATTGGAAAACGGTAATTATGAAGTAACTCCACGTTGGATCAAGGATAGGTTTGACACAGAAAATTCAATGTTAAAACAACTAGAGGACTGTCGAGAAGGTGGAAGATAACGAGAAACAATCCAGAGAATCACAGACACAGATAATAGGTCTGGTAAAAGACATTGAACATTTTAAGTATAGACTTAAAGAGTTGGAAAAAGATTTAGAGTTTTTGAAAAAACACTTTTCTAATAAGAATAGTGAAAGAATTGATGATATTGAGAAAATTCATAAAAGGATGGATAAACATATTCAGACTGAATTGAACTATCATCAAAGTATCAGAGACAAAGCTACAGAATCTCATAATAGTATTCACAAACGTATAGCTCAAGTTGAACGGTGGATATGGATTTTCTTTGGTGGATTTACAGTTATTGGAGCTCTACTCGGTAAGTCCTCTTTTAGCGGTATTTTTAATTAAGTTCTTCCTTGTTTAATCATTTTTTTTATGGTAGGCTTATAGTATGAATAATAACACTCACATTGGAATAGTAGGTGCTGGTAATATTGGTTCTGCAATATATGAACTACTAGTATCAACAGACTTTGGTTATCAAATATCCGTTGCAGATCAAGTGGAACGGAAATGGAGTATTCCAGAAGAAAACTACACAAGATTACAAATCACCACACCTTCTTATGATGGTGATTGTAAACAATTCACAGAATTCGTTAAGGGTAAGTCTCTTATCATTAACGCACTTCCTTTTCATCAAAACATAAATCTATATAAGGATTGTTGTTTACACAATGTTCCTTATTTTGATTTGTCCGAAGATGATGCACTAGACAATCATATTAAAAGTTTAGATCACGAAATTGTACAAATTCCTTTCACAATGCCCCATTGTGGACTTGCGCCAGGCTTGTCTGGTCTTATTGGATTTGATCTTTTAAAACAACTAGTCAAACCTCAAACATTAAAAATTCGAGTTGGTGCATTATCAGAAAATGCAGATAACAAACTAAGATACTATACTTCTTGGAGTGGTGATGGTTTAGTTAATGAATATTTGGGTGATTGTAATGTTGTTCGTAGAGGTAGAGCAACTACTGAACAAGCATTAGATGGTTATGAAAAGATAACTATTGATGGTAGAGAGTATGAATGTTTTAATACCTCTGGTGGTATGGGTACTATTGCACAAACTATTGAGGGTAGATGGAATCCATTTGAAGGTAATCCCCCATCAACTATTCGTGCAGATTATAAAACTATTAGAAGGATTGGACATCACGATTACGTTGACTTTCTCTTTAGAGATTTGGATTTAGATCAATCAACATTAACTTCTATATTTAAATCCTGTATTCCTAAAACAAGAAAAGATTGTGTTATCATTTATTGTTCTGCAAGTGAAGAAGGTAATGAGGACGAACTTACTTATTATAAAGTATTCAGACCTAGAGAGATTAACGGTAGGAGAATGTCTGCGATTGAATATACAACTGCAATAGGTTTAGTTTCTATGGTTGAGTTATTCGTAGAAAAGAAAATTAGACAAACAGGATATGTTAGACAAGAGGATGTAGATTTAAAGGATGTATTAAAAACAAAGTTTGGTTACATATACAGAGAAAAAGAATATGAGTAAGTGGAATCTCTTTTTCCAAATGATTACAGGAATGTTAAGTATAATATTTATAATTTATATAATGGGTAAACTGAGTGGTATATGAACGCATATATTGATGTCAAGTATATAAATCTTGTTTCAAGTAGTTTAGATTATTTCAAACAAAAAGGTCAAAGTCTCTGGAACTTCCGTTGTCCTATTTGTGGAGATTCTCAAAAGAGGAAAAATAAAGCAAGAGGATTTATATACGAAAAACAGAATAAGTATTTCTATCGTTGTCATAATTGCGACTACGGTACAAGTTTCTCTAAGTTTCTAGAAAAGATTAATCCTACAATGCACCGTGAATATATAACGGAACATTATAGGGATAGAGAAGAAAGTAAGATTGAAGAACCAGTAGAAGAAAAGTATGAACCCGAATTCAATGGAATACTCGAAGGGTGTCATAAAATATTCTCATTAGATGATGACCATCCAGCAAAATTATATTTACATAATAGATTAATTCCTACACGATTTTATAGTAAACTGTACTTTTGTACAGAGTTTAAGAGTTGGGTTAATAAAATAATACCTAATAAATTTGAATCTTTAATAGGAGACACACCTAGACTAATAATACCTTTTTTTGATAGTAAGAATAATATTATCGGTTTTCAAGGGAGATCATTTGATCCTAAAGATAATTGTAAATACATAACAATTAAAATGAAAGGGGTAAAAGATTTAATATATGGACAAGAAAGAATTAATAACAGGAATAAAAAGTATTGTGTTGAAGGGCCACTAGATAGTTTGTTTTTACCTAATTGCATGGCCATGGCGGGAGTCAAGTTCAATGTGTTTGATAAAGATACTATCATAGTGCTCGATAATGAGAAACGCAATAAAGAAATTGTAAATTCGATTGAAAAGTTTATTACTAATGGATATAGTGTTTGTATATGGCCAGATGATATGGATGGTAAGGATATTAATGAAATGATTCTGAAAGGATATACAAGTGAGTCAATATTAGACATTATAGATAATAACATATACTCTGGTCTGCAAGCAAATTTTGCACTTTCTCGGTGGAGAAAATGTTAGGAGATCAAGATGCTAAACAATACGAAGGAAATCAAAGAGTATTTGGATTTAATGATCGAACATTATAAACATACAAGTAGTCCAGTTTTAGCAGAAAGAAGAAAAACTTACAAGGATGTAAGAATCGCAATTTTTGGTAATGAGGTTGATGATGGAAATACAGACAAAGACGATCCACAAGCTTGGATTCATTAGACTAGTAGATATAATGGGGAGTGATGGGGATATTGCAGATGCGGCTCGGGTTTCCTATGGACAGGGAACTCGGGCCGTTTCCGATAATAGAAACCTGATTCGTTATTTAGTTAGACATAAACATACCTCACCTCTAGAGATGTGTTCAGTAAAGTTTCATTTAAAACTTCCTATTTTTGTTATGAGACAGTTGATTCGACACCGTACTGCAAAGGTTAATGAGTATTCTGGTAGATACTCTATTATGACAGATGACTGTTATATTCCCGAAGATGATTATATTCAACCACAATCACAATCAAACAATCAGGGAAGGTCAGGAGATTTATCAGAGAGTTGGAAGAAAAGATATAATGCAATTATTACCAATATTACAAATAAAGCTATATATGCATATCGTGATTTAATTGGTAATAAAACAATAAGTCATGGTGGATTAACAAGAGAGTTGTCAAGAACAGTTTTACCAGTTTCAAACTATACAGAGTGTTACTGGAAGATCGACTTGCACAACTTTTTTCATTTTTGCAAGTTAAGAATGGATGACCATGCACAAAAAGAAATTCAAGATTATGCGATACCCATGTTTGAGATGGTGAAACCGCATTTCCCAATCGCAACAGAAGCTTTTGAGGATTATAGTTTAAATAGTCAAACACTAAGTAGGATGGAAGTTAATGTCCTACAACACACATTAAACAATTTTCCAGATGCGAAACAGTTTTTAAGTGATCTTAAAGACGGACAGGATTTGGATTTTGGATTAGGAAAACGTGAGTGGAAAGAACTAGAGGAGAAATTAAAGTAAAATGGATATATATCAGCAATTTATACACAAAAGTAGATATGCAAGGTGGTTAGAGGATGAAAACAGGAGAGAGACTTGGGAAGAAACTGTAAATAGATATTTTGACTTTTTTGAAGAACATCTAAAGGGTAAGACAGGGGTAAAGAGTAGTAGAAAAGAATTAGAAAATGCAGTATTGAATATGGATATTATGCCGTCTATGCGGTCATTAATGACGGCGGGTGAAGCTTTACATAGGGATAATGTGGCTGGATATAATTGTGCGTATCTTGCAGTTAATAGACCCCGAGCATTTGATGAATGTTTGTTTATTCTTATGTGCGGAACTGGTGTTGGGTTTTCAGTAGAACGTAGAGAAGTTGAAAAACTTCCCGAAGTACCAGATGAACTGTTTGACACAGATACTACACTTCATGTTGCAGATTCCAAGATTGGTTGGGCAAAAGCTTATAAAGAGTTAGTTCATATGTTATATTCTGGACAAGTACCTAAATGGGATATGTCAAAAGTTAGGCCCGCAGGGGAAAGATTAAAGACATTTGGTGGAAGATCGTCAGGTAGAGAACCATTAGATAATTTGTTTCGTTTTACAATAGAGATTTTCCAAAATTCAAAGGGTAGGAAATTATCATCTATTGAATGCCATGATATTATGTGTAAGATTGCAGAGATAGTTGTAGTCGGTGGAGTTCGTAGGTCTGCATTGATTTCTTTATCAAACCTTACAGATGAACGAATGAGAAAAGCAAAATCAGGTCAATGGTGGTTAGATAATACTCAACGTGCATTGTCGAACAATTCTGTTGCATATACAGAAAAACCTGATGTTAATATATTTCTTAAAGAATGGATGACATTAATTGAATCTAAATCGGGGGAACGTGGAATATTTAATAGAGTGGCTGCAAAAAAACAAGTCGAGAAACTTGGTGATCGTAGAGATAGTAGTTATAATTTTGGTACTAATCCTTGTTCCGAAATTATCTTGAGAGATAAAGAATTTTGTAATTTAACCGAAGTTGTTATTAGACCAAAAGATACTATAAAAACATTAAAAGAAAAAGTAAGACTTGCAACTATACTTGGAACATGGCAGGCAACATTAACTGATTTTCGTTACTTGTCAAAAGAATGGAGAAATAATTGTGAGGATGAAGCATTACTAGGAGTATCATTAACTGGTATTATGGATAATCAATATACTAATGGAACATATGGTAAAGAAAAAACTCATCAACT